ATGGGGTATTCTTAGATGTAGATGGATTAATGGAGGTTGACTTAGGGAATGGAACTAAATATAATCCAGCGGAAGCATTAAATATGTATTTCCAAACTGGTAGTATTGTAGGTAGATCATTAACACAAGAAGGCGATTTAAACAGAGGTAAAGTTCCTATTCAGGAATTAACAACATCAAGTGGTCAAGGTAAGATACAGAGTTTAATACAAACTTACCAGTATTACTTGCAAATGATTAGAGATGTTACCGGTCTTAATGAAGCTGTTGACGGAAGTAAGCCAGATGCCAACGCTTTAGTTGGTTTACAAAAGATTGCCGCTAACGCTTCTAATGTAGCTACACGTCATATAAAAGACGCAAGTATTTATTTAACAACAGGTATCTGTGAGAATATATCGTTGAGGATTGCAGATTGTTTAAACAACCCATTGACTGCCAACTCGCTAAAACAAAGTATATCAACTTACAATGTTGAAGTGCTAAAAGAGATGGAGCACCTTAATCTACATGACTTTGGCATCTACTTAGAGATTGAGCCTGATGAAGAAGAAAAACAACAATTAGAACAAAATATACAAGTATCATTGCAAAATGGTGGTATTGATTTAGAAGACGCTATAGATATAAGACAAGTTAAAAACCTTAAGTTAGCAAATCAATTACTGAAATTAAAAAGAAAAAGAAAGCAAGAGAAACTACAAGAGCAACAGTTGGCAAATATTCAAGCACAAGCCGATGCTAATGCTCAGAATGCCGAAAAGGCCGCTATGTTTGAAGTACAAAAGCAACAAGCATTAACGCAAGAAGCAATTAGTGTGGAGCAAGCTAAAACACAATTCAGGATTCAAGAGATGCAAACTGAAGCTCAAATTAAAAAACAACTACTAGCGGAAGAATTTAATTACAATATGCAGCTCGCTCAATTAAAGGTACAGGCTGATATGAGTAAGTTTAACCAATTAGAAGATAGAAAAGACGAAAGAACAAAACTACAAGCCACACAACAATCAGAATTAATAGATCAGCGTAAAAACGATTCTTTACCAAAAGATTTCCAAAATGACGCTGCAAACTTAATGAGTGATTTAGGTGGATTGTTACAAATGGAATAAACCTATTAACCAATTTTATATTATTATATTATGTCACAAGAAGTAAAACAAGAGGGGGATTTTAAATTAAAAACAAAAAAACCTACTGTAAAAAAGTTAAATAAAACAGAGGAACCAATTAAGGTTGATTTAACTGCAAAGCCTGAAGAAATAACGAGAGTAGTAATCCCTAAAGAAGAAACAGATGCCATTCAAGAGCAAACAACAGATGAAAGCGTGTTACGCGATAAACAGCCCGAAGTGGGATTGCAAGAAGTGGTCGAAGGAAACCAAGGGGCCGTTGAAAATGTTATTGAAGAAATCGTTGAGCAAGAAATAAAAAAAGAAATTGAAGATGTAAAGAATGAATTACAGTTTCACGTTCAAGAGCAGGAAAATAACAATATACAATTACCCGACAATATAGAGAAGTTAGTTTCATTTATGCAAGAAACTGGTGGAACTATTGAGGATTATGTAAGATTAAATGCAGATTATTCAAATATAAGTAATGTTGCATTGTTAAAGGAATACTACAAGAGTGCCAAACCGCATTTGGACGCTGAAGAAATCGAGTTTTTGTTAGAGGATAAATTCTTCTTTGATGAGGACATCGACGATGAAAGGGAGATCAAATTAAAGAAATTAGCATTTAAAGAAGAAATTTCAAAAGCAAAAACTTTCTTAGAAGAAGCTAAACAAAAATATTATGCAGAGATCAAGGCGCGCCCTGGAGTTAATGCAGAACAACAAAAAGCTGTTGATTTTTTCAATAGATATAATACCGAGCAAAACAAAGTGGCTCAACAACAAGAGGCGTTTAAAAAACAAACATCTAATCTTTTCAACAACGAATTCAAAGGTTTTGAGTTTAACTTAGGTGAAAAAAAATTTAGATACAATGTTCAGAACCCGTCTCAAGTTGCCGAAACCCAGTCAAATATACAATCCTTTATCGGAAAGTTTCTAGATAAAGAAGGGAATGTAGCAGATGCGCCTGGTTATCACAAAGCTTTGTACTCAGCAATGAATGCTGACAAAATAGCCGCTCATTTTTATGAACAAGGAAAAGCCGATGCTGTTAAACAAGTAGTAAGCAATTCAAAAAATCCTAGTTTGGATGCTCCTAGAGTCGCTAGTGAGCCATTCATCAATGGGCTTAGAGTCAGATCTATAAGCGGCCAAGATTCTTCTAAACTGAAGATTCAAACAAAAAAATTTTAACAATTAAAAATTAAAACACTATGGCAAATGTAACGCCTTCATTCGGTTCAATTAAACCGTCTCAAAAACAGCAAGCATTAGAAACAAACTATTTGAACTTTACAAATGGCACTAATGACTTCGCACAACAATATTTACCAGAAATTTACGAGCAAGAGATTGAGCGTTATGGTAATAGAACTTTATCTGGTTTCTTACGTATGGTAGGAGCTGAGATGCCAATGTCTTCTGATCAAGTAGTTTGGTCTGAGCAAAATAGATTACACATTGCTTACACTAATGTAACTTGTGCTTCTGCTACAACTTTATCTTTTACGGCAGCTAGTACTCCTGGCCCAAACTTTGTACAGAATGTTATTTCTGTTGGACAAACATTAGTAGTAATGAGCCCTTCAACCGGCAAAGAACTTAAGGTTTATGTTACAGCCTCAACTGCGGCAAATGTTACTCCTGCAATTATTACCGTTAAACCATATACTCAGTTAGATTTAACTACTGGTGGTGGTAATGTTGTAAACTTTACTGGAGCAACGGATCTTAAGATTTTCGTTTATGGATCTGAATTTGCTAAAGGCACAACTGATGCTACTTTAAATTCAGTTACTCCTTCATTTACGCAATACAGCAATTCACCTATTATTGTTAAAGAAAGATACCAAATTTCTGGTTCTGATACTGCGCAAATCGGATGGGTTGAAGTCGCTACTGAGGATGGAGCTTCTGGATACTTATGGTACTTGAAAGCAGAATCTGAAACAAGATTACGTTTTGAAGATTACTTAGAAATGTCTGTAATCGAGGGAGAATTAGTTTCTGGGGCATCTACTTTGTTAAGTGGCAATAACATTAAAGGTACTCAAGGTCTTTTCTCTGCTGTTAGAGAAAGAGGTAATGTTGTAAACAACTTCTCTGCTGCTTCAGGTATTAATGACTTTGATTCAATCTTGAAAAACTTGGATACTCAAGGAGCTATTGAGGAGAACATGCTATTCTTAAACCGTGCTACTTCATTGGAGTTTGACGATATGCTAGCTTCTTTATCTTCTGGCGCTGCTGGAGGTGTTGCTTACGGTTTATTTGAAAACTCTGAGCAAATGGCATTGAACTTAGGTTTCTCTGGTTTCAGAAGAGGATCTTATGATTTCTACAAAACTGATTGGAAATACTTGAATGATGCATCTACTCGTGGAGGTATGGCTACTACATCTATTGATGGGTTGCTTGTTCCGGCTGGTACATCGACTGTATATGACCAACAATTAGGTACAAATATCCGTAGACCATTCTTACACGTTCGTTATAGAGCTAACCAAGCTGACGATAGAAGAATGAAATCTTGGATCACTGGATCTGTTGGAGGTGCTTATACTTCTGATCTTGATGCAATGCAAGTACACTTCTTGTCTGAGAGATGTTTAGTTACTCAAGGGGCTAATAACTTCGTGTTATTTACAGCTTCTGTATAACAAATATGGTGATATTACCCCTGCTGAATTGGTAGGGGTAATTATTACCTTTTAAAAATTTATTAAATTATATTATATTATGGCAACAAAACCAGCAACAAAAAAAGAATTAGAATTAAATGAGAATGATGTAATGACTGCAGAAGAAACAGTTGTACACAAAGAACCAAAACCAAAATCATTAAAAGATACATGGGTAATAAAGGACCGCACGTATATTATAGCAGATAGCCACGCACCTTTAACTTATACCCTACAGAGTAAGCACTCATTAAGGTATCCTTTATTGTGGTTTAATAAAGAAACCGGAGATCAAGAAGAATTGCGTTATGCAACTAACCAGAACTCTCCGCTAGTATCCCAACAAAAAGGGCAGGTTACATTAGGGCATATCATCTTTGAAAATGGCGTATTAAATGTACCTAAAGAAAAACAAAACCTACAAAAGTTATTGTCGCTTTATCATCCTGGATTAAATATTAGATATGCGGAATTTGACCCTGCTTTAGAGGCTGAGGACGAATTAGAAGACATCGAATTAGAAGTAATGGCATTGAATGCGGCTTTAGAAATGGATATTGACCAAGCAGAATCTATAGTTAGAGTTGAGG